ATGTTAGTTGCTAACCCTGTTAAACCACCACGCAATGCCATTTGCATTCCTTGTGTTGGATCACCCGGATTTTCTCTTTTGTATTGACCAAGTAAAGCTCCTGCCGCCGCTCCTGCTGGAGCACCATACATAGCACCAATAATAGGTGCCGCATAGCCAGATATATCTGCCGCCGCTTTTCTAAGTCTTCTACCTATTTGTTTTAAGAAAAACTCTGGTTGTCCTGTTACAGGGTTTTTTGAGTTAAGTTCATTACCTACAATGTATCTGCCGGGTTCGATACCCATGTCCATCATAGTTTTAAATAACCGTTTTTTCAATGCAGGGTTTCTATCCAAAACCTCCATTGGAACAACGGTTTCACCTTCAGCCGCGTGTACGATATACGTATCTTCATAACGACCAAGACCACCAAGAGATGATACAAACTTTTTAAAATTATCTAAAGACTCAATACCTTGCATGCTTATTTCATGACCTCACCAAATATATCTAGTTTGTTAACTTTGATTGCAACATCACGTTGAATGTCTTCTGATGTTGTAGCAGTTGCAGGGTTGTCCACGTCAGCCTTTGCTTCTTTTTCGTCAGCGTACGTCTGTCCTGTTTTCGCATTAGTGATAGATACATCAGTCTCGACGGGTGTTATAGTCGGACCTGCTCTACCTGCTATTACGTTTTCATCTTTTTTTATAGTCATTTTCCCATCCTTTTGCAATATATTTTAACATTTCCAACGTCTTCTAGCTTGTCTTAGTCTAGAATTAGGATCTTTAGCGGCCTTTGGAAACTTCTTCATTTGCCCTGCACTACGTGCACAGAATGACTTACGTCTCTTTGCATCCTTTGATCCGGGTTTCACTTTGCCTGTTACAGCAGTCTTGAGCTTTGATCCGGGATTATCACGACGATATTTAGCAACACCAGCCGCTGTCATACCAGCACCAGACTTAGTTGACCTAAAATACTTCTTTGTTTTAGGTGGTTGCTTATCTCTTTTTCTTGCCATGTTTTTTCCTTATTGCTTCCTTACCTCGTTTAGCTATTGCCGCTTGCTGTGGTTTGCCGGCCACTTTAGCCCTTTGTTCTACCACCGTCAAGATTTGTATCTTCCTAGCAAAAGGCTTATTGACCTTTTTAACTTTTGCCACTGTTCTCCTAGCGTCAGCAGGAGTAGCAAACTTGATAGGCACAGTATCACGCGGATTCTCATCCGTATAGAGTCGTCGTCCGCTACCTTTCGGTTTTTTGCCCGTGCCAACTCTAGGATCTTTTTTTCTTGCCATTCTTAACAACGCCTTTTAAAGTTTTTGCTTGCTTAGCATGTAATCCAGATGCCTTAGTAAGACCCTTAATTACTTTTTTTACTTTTTTTCTTTTTTGACCTGTCAACATTTTTTATTACTCCTTTGTTTTTAGAAGCGTAGAAAACGGCTTTGGCATCTTTGCCATAAGTCTTTTTCATAGACTTCATAATTTTTTTACCCTTTGCGGTTAGTGGCACTTTTCTTCCTCTTCGCAAATGTTCTCACATTAGTTGGTTTACCACCAACACCTTGTGGTTTAGATCGTTTTCTAGCTACAGCAGAACGTCGTTGACTCTCAGTCATTCTAGCGGCTTTTGCGGCTGGCACACATTTAGGGTATTTTCTTTTGGCATCTTTCTTTTGTTTTGACCTGCCACATTTAGCAAAGCCCCCACCTTTTTTCTTAGAGCCAATATCAACCCAGTCCTGTTTGAACCATTCTTTTAATCCGCCTTTTGCCATTATGTCTTCTTTGTCTTCTTACGTTTACTTGCCATGACTGCACCGCAACCTTTTGCAATACCACCTTGAGCATAACTAGAAACTTGTTTGCGTCCTTGTGATATTTTGTTGAAGTCAATCATGCCACCCATAGCTTTTTTAGGTCCTTTAAAATCTTTTCTTTTTACACCGCTAGGATCTTTGATCTTACCAGCACAGATTTTAGAGGCGTATGCATTTGCATATGCACTAGGATATACGTCGAACTTTCTCTTTGCCGCCGCTTTTCCTCTAGGACATAATTTAGTCATTATTTTTTCCTCACTGTTTGTGCCGCTCTTCTAAAGTTTGCGGCAGTAGGTGCACCTTTAGCGCCTTTCTTTCGCATCTTACCACCACGCTTTCTTTTAGCGTGTATGTTTGCGTAAAGACCCTTTCTCATTACTTCTTACCTTTTTTGGCTTTTTTCATGCCTTTTTTCTTAGCGGCAGTAATGATGTCACCTCTTGTTATTTTATTAGGATCTCCGTACATAGCGGCTAGCTTCTTGTTTTTCATTTTACCTTTTGCTTTACCACCTTTACTGTACATCATGCCTCCGCCCATTGCCATGGTCACAGGTTGATTTCCGTCTTTCTTTTTAGTAGTTTTTTTCTTTTTCTTTTTAGCCATAGCCATAGCTAAAGCTTGTTTCATTTTTGCAGTCATCATAGTATTTATCTCCTATACATCTGATATTTCTAACACACTTAAAATTATACTCAAGTCATTAGCGTTTTCAGCTTGAGCCTTGATAATCTCAGATTCTTTGGCTATCAAAGGCGTTGGTCCTGCCACCGAACTATCGGCGGAATCCTGCGCCATATTACCGGTCGCAAGAAGCTCTTGTGATCTCTTTGCTTGTATTGTTCTATCTTTTTCTAACATAAATATATTTGATCCAGAATCTACTAATGTCACCGTGATATTACAATCATTACTTGTATCTTCGTTTGCAACACGTATAGATTTTATTATAGCTGTCTTTGCTGTTGGCACAGTGTAAATAGTTGTTAGACTTGTGTTAGCTAACTTTGCTTTGTGATTAGTATAGACGTTAGGCATTATGACAAAAAGAAACTAATACGCTCATCATCTTCACGTAGCTTTTCTGGTATGTATGTATTATTCAAAACAAAGATTACTTGATCAAGTGTTTGTATAAGCTGAGATACTTGCTCTCTACTATATTCTTCTGTTGCTTCTGGTAGACGTGGTGTTACAATCTTTGACATTAACTACCTCTCATTCCGTCTGGTCTAATATCTAAACGCATCGTGCCATATCGCCATTTATCACCAGTAGCATCACTACTAATTCTAACAGCAACTTGTCTACCACGAATACGTGTATTAACTTTTGTTGTTGATGTTGTTACATCAAATGATCCATGACTTGTTTGATTACCAGATGGATATGGTCTAGTTTTTATTGTGATATCTGCTGTCCCTGTTAAATCCTTAAAGTCTGGTATAAATCTTGATATTGACATAAAGTTATCACCGTCAGCAATATCTATATCACCAGATTCAATATGGTTTGCCATAGCAGAGCCATCATCTTCTGTTCCTGTTTCGTGTAAAAATACAAATGTTCTACCAGCTTTGAGTCCTGTAATTGTAGATATAGTTGCAGTGGTATCTGTAGATTTAAATTCTGTAGCATAAGGCACAGGATAAACACCGTAGTCAGACCAAGATGTTCTAGCAAGTGTGCCAATATACCAAAGGTTTTCTGCATAATTATATATTACCATTCTATCTATTTGATCAGAGTTAGCGGACGCATAGAACCACATAACTTCATTGTAGTTTGAGTTAGCCGCACAATATACATCTTGTTGTGCATTTTTGTTAATATCATCAAATACATAATCTTGAACACTGCAAGGTAGTTTTTTAACAGCACCATCATATACAAAGAAAGAGTCATTACTCATCCAGTATGAATTACCAGATACATCAACAGCCGCGTTAATACCTACGGCGCCACAGTTCGATCCTATTTGTTTAAAACCAAATGTTAACGGTGCACCAATAAACTGCATTGCGTATAACGCTGTATCTGTCCATATCATAACAGCACCTCTTGATCTAACAGCAGTATTAATTTGGTTACCATCTGTTAATCTAAATGAGCCTGCTGTGTTTGTAGCAGTCGGTGTCCAGTCGCTAGTTGATTCTTGATCAGACCAACGTATAAACATATTATCTTGTGTAGATGTTGTGCCTATTGTTGTTTCTGTGCCAAGACAAATAACATGTCTATCATCACCAGATACAATCATAAATCTAGATTTAGTAGGAGCACCACTTACTTCTGATGTGCTAGCTAAACTTGTTAGTCCAGCAGACGTGTCCCAATAAAACAAGCCACCATCAAACTGTAATGCTAATACATCTTCACCCCAGTTATCAAGCGCCCATTTTGCTGATTGTAGTAAAACTCCTTCACCACCAGTTAGTCCTTCTCTTGAAGTATTCCATGTTGATGTACTCCATGTACCTGCACCCCAACCATAACCAAATAATGATACGGCCGCGCCAGTATTTAATTGATATGTAGCATTAGCTGTAGCACCTGTTGTAGTAGAACTAGCCGCCGCCTTTGCTTCTATGGTATAAGTATTAGAATTAGGAACTGTTAATATTTCAAACTCGCCTTGTAAATTAGCGGCAGATATGCCACCCACAGCACCACTTACACTAGCAATAGTAACAAAATCACCTATCAAAGCACCGTGACTAGAGTCAGTTACAGTGACTGTGGTAGAACCGTTTGTAGTTGCAAACTGTGTAATGTTGCCTGTGCCTGTAGCACGAGTAGGAGTAATATCAGCATAGCTACCCTCTGAGTATGCGTATAGTTTTTTGTTAGTGCCATATATAATATATTTAACACCACCAAGATCAGAATAAGATAAGATAGCTCTAGTTGCGCCGACGAGAGCATCACTTGTTACTTTTTCCCAACCACCTATTTTTTCTGGTAGTCCGTATCTAAAACGAACATTATCACAATCTACCCAACGCCCTTCAGCGCCGTATTCGGTGTTTTGTTTATCTATCCCCGGTGCTATCTGTAATTTTGATAAAGGCATA